GCTCCGTACAAGAAGCCATATATAAATGTCTTGGCTTGTGGGCGCGTCTGTAACCCCGCAGCTAGTTGGTTCGCTGTGTGTATATCACCTTCTAAGATTTCCTTACCGTACTTACCACCGTCATACCTTGACATATAATGAGCAAGACAGCGTAGCTCTAAACCACTAGCGTCTGCCCCCAGCAAGGTGTAACCCTTCGGGGCATGAAATAGTTTGCGACATTCCTCCCCAAAGGCGGCTGTTCCACTTGGCACTTGAGCGACATTAGGATCACTATGTGTACACCTAGAAGTAACAGCACCCATGTGATTAACGCGCCCATGTATTCGTCCTTTCTTCTCAAGCTTGAGCCATGCTTGTTTACCATTACCTAATTGTCCTAGTCGTTTGTTTAGCATTAAGAACTCTGTCAACAACCTAGCTTCGGGCATATCAATTCCCGCTAAGATTTTTTCGTCAACTTTCGGCTCTCCTGATGGAGTGTGTTCTTTTGGTGTCCACCCCTTCTTCATTAACCTGTCTGCAATCTGCTGTCGTGATGCAGGGTTAAAAGGTATGGTCTTTGTTTTCGTTTTTAATTCTATGATAGTTGGCTCTATGGTCTCAACTAATTCATTTTCTATTTGCTGCTTACGTGCAGACAACTGCGTGTAAAGTTTTTGTGCAGCTTCCACATCAAAGGGAAAGCCTATGTTCTCCTGTTGCAATAACAAGGTAGCCATCTCATGCTCTAACCTCATAGGTTCTTCAGGATAACGTTTACGTTGTATTAATTCATATAACTTTACATTCAGTGCAACATCCTGAGCGCAGTAATCTAGCATCTCAGGTGTAAACTCTGTCCAAGCATCTTCTTGTTCACCGAATGCGCCTTTGTTGTAGTTAAGGCGTTGCCCCCAAGCTTTGAGGGAATGCGAACCAATCAATCTATTATCGACTGTTCTCTTGAGCATATCCTTTTCTTTCATATTGGGATAGATCAACCGAGAAGCCACTAGGGTGTCAAACACTTCACCTTTGTAATCAAAGTCATATAACTTTTTCAATACTGGTAGGTCATAACCTATGACATTGTGTCCACCAATCTCAGGGCTTTCTCTTAGTAAGGCTACGCCTTCTTTTAAAGTGTCGCCAAAAAACTTCCACTGGACTCCTGTCTTTGTACACTGCGTTACAATACAATGCACCTTTGTTACTTCATTCAGTAACCCATCTGTTTCAATATCAAATATTAACATATATCCTCTCGCTGGAGTGATTAAAAAGGTACATCAAATTCCTCTGACATACGCCCTGTTGCGGTGGAATAGTGAAGCTGCCCTGCTACACCTGTATCACCTGACCATCTGTTCTTTAAGATACGGACGGTTGTTACATTAGAAGTCTCAGCATCTTGCTGGTTACGTTCTAAGCCTATTACTATGTCACTTAGCTGTGCGATAGCCGCTGAACCTCGAAGCTGTGAGAGCGATGTTACTTGCCCTTCTTCGTGTCCTCTGTCACCGCTTGGTCTGCGTAAATGAGATACGACAATCAATCCGATATTTAATTCTTCGGTTAGTGACCGCAAGTTGGTCATCATGTTGTCTATGATTCGTCTCTCATCTCCACCTTCAATACCTGATACAACAATACTAATGTGATCCAATATAATGTACTGGCATCCACACCCTCTTGCTAGGTATCTGATCTTAGAGAGTAGGTTATCACTCTCTGTCGATCCCCAATGGTCATACATAAACACACGCCCTGTACCGAGAGTCGCATCAAAGGCTTCTCTAAGCTCTTCTGTCGGGACTTCTTCAAGATGTACTGGTTTACCTAGGTGTAAGGACATAAGTCCCTGTGCTGTACGCTTGCTAGATTCTTCGAGTGCTACATATCCTATCGTAGCTCCTTCGTTAAGAAGGTGGTAAGCAAACTCTCTTGTGAGTTGTGACTTACCTAAACCTGAACCAGCCGTAACAGTTACAATTTCACCTAAACGACAACCGCCTATCTTGTTGTTAATCCCTTCATAAGGGTAAGGTACTGTGTGTACATTTTTCTCTGTACTAACTTCTTCCCATAAATCTTCACCGTTGATAATACCATCGGGGGCAAACTCTCTTGCTCCCCAAAACGCATCAATCAATTCAGGCTGTCTGCTTTCCTGAACCATTTCATTAGCATCTTTAAGTGGTAGCTTGGCAATCTTTGCTTTGCGTGGTGATAGTAGTGCCGCACACTCTAGTGCTGCTTGTTGCCCCACATCATCCATATCAAACATAAAGACTACAGTTTCAAACTTCTCTAGCCACTCAATAGATTTCTTAATATCTCTCTTAGCACCTGCCGCACCTGTCTTGACAGATACAACAGCCCACTTGTGATCGAAAGCCTGTGAGACAGACATCGCATCGATCTCACCTTCTGTGATTACACAAGTACGTCCTCCATCTCGCCATAAGCTTTGACCAAATAGACCAGCTTCTTTTAGATCACCTACGACAGCAAATGTTTTATCAGGATAGCGTAACTTCTGCGCTACAGTCTTACCATTCTTATCTTTATAATTGGCAACCTGTACTCCGTCACCTGATTGGTAATCCCAAAAGCGTGTAGTCTTTTCTGTTAAACATCTCTTAACTAACGGCTTGTACTCACCCGTCTTAAAGTTAACATCTTTGACTGCGTTATCCACTATTCTCTCCTGTTCATCTGATTGTCCGTAGTGCTTACAACTAAAACAATAGGTGTGACCATCAGTGTACAAACTGTTTGCATCTGATGAGCCACACTTCTTGCATGGAGTGTGCATTACAAATTCACTCTCCGTTGATCCATCCATCTGGTATGATTTCCTCTGCCCATGTAAAGTTATGTTTGTCAGCCCATTCACCACAAGTCATCTTCGTGCCGTCCTTGCGTTTCTTTGCACCTTGCACTGGGCTGTTCGCTCGTTGGAATAAGAACCTTATGTCCAACTCTGGGTGTTGCTCTTTCATGTTACGCATCTTACGCTGTGCGTCTTGCCGAAAGTATCCCTTCACCTCGATGTACGTTTCACCAATCTTAAGATCAGGTGTATAATTTCTAGTCACCGTGTAAGGTAACTTACAAGGTTCATACTCATAAGTTACCCCACGGCTTTTGAGGTTGAGTTGCACTCGCTCTTCTAGGGTCGATCTAGAAGTCAGCGGCATCTGCGAACTCCTCTGTTACTACAGAGTCATTAGACGCTGTGTTGCTAGGAGGGGGTGCAACATAGCCATCTTCCTCATCAAAGACACTAGCGGCTGTGTTACCATATTCCACTAGGTCTATTACTTGGACTGCCTTCAGTCTTAAGGATACGCCCACCTTCTTGGTTGACTGCATGATGTAAGGGAACGGTTCAAACGCTACCTTAACTCGTGAGCCGTTACCAATTAACATATCTTTTGGCAGTGGTTGTTTCTTTGCATCCAGTACAGCGGGGGCTTGTTCATAGTAGCTACCGTCCTTACGCTGTACCTTTGCTTTTAGTTTAAACTTAAATTCTACTTTACCAGTATCGTCACCAGTATCTTTATCATAGACTGTTTGCATTACATCCTGAGTGGTCAGAGAATTTTTCAGTGGTGGCTTTTCTTTCACTGCTCTTTTAAATTCCTCTTGGACTATTTGTTCTAGTCGCTCACTCATCTCTGCGGCTTCCTCTTGAGAAAGCTGAAGGTTGATACTGTAGTCACCTAATGGATTCCACTTTGTATCTGGCTCAAGAACTTTTGCCCATTGAGCTGAACCTTCGAGTACCATAATATTTTTAGCCATAAATTATATTCCTATTAGTTAATGTTTTAGTTTGGATCGCAAGTGGGGGATGTTAGAAGATCATGCAAAAAAGTAGTCACTCTTTAGCACCTCCTCAATGTTCAATGTTCCCTTTTGCGGTGGTAGAGGGATGTCTGTCCCCTCCGCTAATGTTGTTACTGCGCTATCGTATAGATTTTGCAATACATCATTATCTTTATACATCTCGACAAAAGCTTCTCTTAACTTATCGTTAAGCATTGGCATATTTGTTGAGTGTGTTCCGTAGCTGTCGTGTACCATAGCGAAATCAGTCACCCCTTCTTTTAGGCATTTGTCTACCGTATAGGTTAGTGCCGCAGCATCTAATGAGTGTACTAGGTTAGGGCTTGCGCCTGAAACCGCTTTGCGTGAATCAACAGTGTTATCTATCGGGGTATAATAATTTAAACGTGTAGTAGACCCCATCAAATGTGTAACTATTCTTAATTTCTTCTGGTTGTTATATGTTTGTCTCACCAACAATCCTGTAGGTGTGAACCATTCAAACATTTTACCTTCCTTAGCATAAAGCTTTGCCAACTGTTTTACGTAGTCCATCACAGTATGAGCAGAAACAATAACCTCGTTAATGGCTTGCCAAACAAAACCAGCTAAATATATAGATGGTCGAAAGAACTCATCATTCCAAGGGTTATTACCTTTACACTTATCTTCTAACGCTTCTTTAATGTACTCGGTACAGGCGTGTCGAGTGCCTGAGTAAGGTACAATCATTACTGGTCGCTTTGTTATCTTTCTACATACACCTACATCAAGTATCTCTTTCGCCATGCGTGTGTCTTGTTGTTGTAACAACTCTATGGTTCGTTGAGCTACGTCTGTATAAATATCTTGTGGTGTTTCGCTTGGTAGTAAGTTAACCGCCTTACCACCCTCTTCATCCCTGAGCATAGCTGAGAGGTGTTGTAAGCCATTACACGATCCATCACTAGCACAGGGTAGCCTTGTCTCGAAAGGCTCACCAAACTGTCTAGCGTTGTTGTATAACGCCCACTCATAACACCATGCAAGTGCTTGCCAAGGTTTGTCTGCTTCTTGCCACCATTTACTAGATAAAGGATCATTATAAACATCAACTGCGTTCTGTACGTTCATGTACGCCCACATCTCTCTATCTTCTAAGCTTACCTTATCTACTCCAAATACATTAGCACCGTGAATAGCTAACCATCTAGCCTCGTCAT